AATTCTAAAGATGATTGATTGACTTGTTCCTATTTCTCCAAGTCCATAAATTTTCCAGTAGTTAGTATCTATGTCTTTTAGTCTTTCAATCTCTTTTATTGTGTCATTATCTAAAAATGGATTGTCTAGGTAGTTTGTTATAAAAAAATCTACATCATCTCTAGTTTTGATTTTCTCATAAATAAAGTGAAATTCATCTGATGGGTTGTAGTCTAAAATAACTCTGCCAATAGTTCTAAAAATTAATTGTTGCCAGTCTTCAAATGTTATTTCATTTGCTTCATTTATGTAAAGCAAATCTCTTTTTCTACCTCTTAACTTTTGTGGTTGGTCTAATGAAATAAACTCCACCAAATTATTATTAAGCATATATTCCGAGTTCGATTTATTATGATTCTCTTCATTGTATAAATCATACCGCTTTAGTATTTCAAAAAAGTCTCTCATACAACTTGACCTTAAAGCTGGATAAGTCTTTCTGCAAATAGTAATGGTAAGACCTCTATTTTCTGTTGTGAACTTGAATATTATCCACATCAAAATATTATAGGTCTTACCACTTCTTGTACCACCTTGCTCTATGATAATTCTCTTATCAGATTTTGCAAGATGCTCAAAAACTATGTTAGTCTGTATTCTTTTCTTTTCTGCCAATTATTTCTATTTCAAATTGTTTTACTTCGTGCTTATTGTCTGTCTCCATAAACTGCATTGACAGTTTCTTTCTTTCATCGTCATCGCATAAAACCTTAAATGCAGATATTTGTAATGTTGGATTTTCTGATGCTATCCATTTATTTATCATATAACTTACTGCTTTAGTTTTGTTTAGGTTAATTGCCTCTTTTATACTTTCTGATTTTTCTAACTCAAGGTTATAAAATTGTGCAGATTTTAAATCAAGATAGTGAGTAAAGATATGTTGTATCTTCATTACTTTATTCTTTTCTATTACTGCCAGTATTTCTGTTTCGTGTTGCTCTTTTGTCTTTCCCATTATAAGTTTAATTGTATTGTAAATGTGTTTGCTTTTCTCTTTGCACTTCTTATCATTCCCGGGTACATTTTTACCAAATCTTTAATTGCTTTTTTCTCTATTTCTATTGTTCTATAATCTTTGCAACCTCCCTCTGTTATCCAATGTTCATTTTCCCAGTGCAAATACCTTATTCCTAAAATACCTCCATACTTTACAATATGCCTCAAACATATTTCGTAATCTTCTTTTACTTTAAAGTTCTCATCAAAATAAAATTCTCCATCATTAATCATTCCCATACAACTTGCAGTCAAATATGTCTTTGTTAAAATTGGCTTATAAGGATAAACTGAACGTGGTGCCGCCTCTGTTTTTACTCCCCACATTTTGAAACCTAACTGCTCTGTTAAATCAAATGCTTTCAAAAATTCTTCTGCCCAAAATCCCTCCTCTTTAATTTCTATCTTTTTTGCTTGTGTTCTACCTAATTCTGTATATCCTACATTCTTTGCATCATCATCTAAAAATACTACCCATTTCTCATTTGTATTTTTTAATATCCAATTTCTTGTATTTGTTATTCCTTGTATTTCATTCGGTACTGCCACTACATTTTTAATGTAATGATATTGATGCACTTCGCTTTGAGGAACAAAGAATGTAGCTATATTTGGTAGTATTTTATTTGTTGTAGTTCTCCCAGCTCTATTTTTACTTGGTACTGCTATTAACATATCTTTTTTTTAAGTCTTCCCACGTTAGTACTCTCTCTAAACTTACTGCATCAAAACTACTTCCCTCTTTATATCCTCCTCGTCTTACCATTTTTAGTTTTAAGACTTCTTTTAACTCTTCCCAATCTTCGCTATTTGGCTCTGCCATAATTAAAATATATTCCTTTGGTGGTATCAACTGTACCGATTGTTCAAATTCTAGATTATCTCCGTCCTCTAGATTGTCAAGTTTATCATAAATAGGTAAATCTAATCCCCACTTTGTTATGTCTTCTGCATCCCACTCATTCGCTAGTATATCCCAATCCCATTCGCCACCAGATACATTGTCTTTAATTAAAAACTCTCTTTGCTGGTCTTCTGTGAGGTCTGTTATAATAACTGGAATTTCTTTTAGCCCAGCTTCAACACACGCTTTAAATCGCATATTACCACCTAGAATAATCATATCTTGATTAACTACTATTGGTCTAATGTTTAACATTTCCGGAAAGTCTTTTACTGACTGCACCAACTTTTTAAATTTATCATCTTTGATAAGTCTAGGATTGTTTGGATTGAGTTTTACTTCTGAAATCTTTACTATTTTATTCATAAGGTCATATTTATACAGTTGTTAATTTGATTTAATTGCTCTTCATTATCTATTGATTTAATCTTTTGAAGTAGGAGAGATTTTACACTTGTACGTCCTAGAATTTTATCTTTCAACTCTCTTATGTCTTCTCTTCTGCTTAATACTTCATCAAATATCTTAACTGAATGTAATACGCTACAATGGTGATAGCTTTTACCATTCTGCCTAAAAGTATCCCTCACTTGGTATAACGTATAATTTAATTCTTTGTGTAGTATGTAGCAGTAAAGTGACCTAGCATCAACCAGATTTAACTTTCTTGAATTCTGATACAAATCTAATTTCAATGCTGAACTAATTTGTTCTGCAATATGTTCTTCTTTTGTCATTTACTCTGTTTTTAATTTTAATAGTTGATAGCACTCCATAAACTTCTCACGTGCTTTATTTCGATAGATTTTCTTGTATAGACTAAATACTGCTCTAATGTAGGAAAAGTTGCTTAAACAGTCCTTAAATGCTTTTTTACAGTATGCATCTCCATAACCTTTGCAGTAGTTTACATTATCGCAACTGTCTCCAGTTATCATTTGAGTCCAAAAATTACGCTTTGCTTCTGTTTCTGATATATCATAAAAACATTGCTTCTTATAGTGATAGTCATAAATCAAACAAGGGAACTGTTTGTAGTCTTTGTCTATTGAAACAATCATAACTTCATCTCTACCAAAAGTATCAGTTAATGTTTTCCAGTAGGTAGCCACAACATCATCTGTCTCTACTCCATTACCTCTAATTGCTTCATACTTGTCTATGACATAATACTGCAAATCATTTAGTATTGGTGGTCTATCACTTTCTTTTCTGTTTGCTTTGTATGTTTTTGATATTTGCTTTCTAAAGTTTCCTATCGCTCCAGCAAAGGTTATAACTCTATCAAGTTCGTAGCTATCTTCAATCTTGTTGATGATTGACATAAATACTTCATCAAACTTTAATTTGGCATCTTCTAGGTTATGATACATACTATCTTCTGGATGTTCTTTCTTTTTGTAGCAACTACTCCAGATTAAGCTATCTGCATCAACCAGCACTATCATTCTGAAATAAGTTTAGTAATTTCTGCAATGCTTTCTTTTACTCTCTTTTCTGCTTCTGCTCGTGACTCATAAACCTTTTCAATAATGTATGGCAAGTCTGTGAATAAAGTTTCACAATTCCAGACTACCTCTCCAAATTCTCCAAATATGTATAACTCTCCATCTGAACAACTCATAGAATCAGTTTCGTGAATATACATAGATTTTTCTTTTTCTTTCCACTCTACCTCTTTTCCAGCAAAGTATTTTTTGATTGCTTTGTTTACTGTTTCGTGTTGATAACCTAGTTCTTTTTCAATAAATTTAATTAGTTCTTTTTTCATTTTTTTTAATTTTTAGTGATTAAACATATCTATTTGTAATGTATTTTTTTTATTTAAAA